GCTAGTAATTTCATGTTTTTCCGCCTGCTGGAGGTGTTTTGTCTACGTCTTCGACTGCGCCTTTTGACTCCTGCGGGGCGGATGTTTGGCGGCCCTTCCCTGGGCCTGCTTCGGCTCCTGCCTCGCTGTCTGCATGAGAAGAGGAGATTTTTACAGGTTCCATCCATCCTCTTTCGATCATTGCAGGTATATTATTGTCGTTTTCACAATATTCCAGATATTTCTGGGGATTGTTGTCAAACTCTTTCCGTACTTTTGACGGTAGTTGTTGGAAGTGTTGTTCCGCGTTAACGATTACATTCATTGCCTCATGATAGTCCATGGATGGTGTGATTACGACTCCGTCTTCATCGTACCCTGGACTATCAGGGAGGGCTGAATAATCGCCACGCTGGAACTGTCCAACTATTGTATTTATGTCAGTAGCTTTTGCTTCTGACTGTTTAGTTTTTGATGGCATAGTAAATTTTATACCATGCCGTTTTGTTGATCGAGTACGCTCGTGTTTTGCTTTTACTGGTTTCATTTTATTTTCCCATTGATTGAACATCTTTTGCTGATTTGACGAAAGGATTGAATCCGGTTAGAAAGCGATTAATATATCGCATTGTTTTTCCGAATTTACTTTCGTCGATTTGTTCCTCGGTCTTTTGACCAGGTACTCTTGCATCCAGCAAGCTTTTATTTGTTTCTGATATTGTTTTGTCTACGACTGTTTTTGCTGTATTAGCATGAATATTATCTATACGTGCTGCTATTTCTTTATTTTGCTCCTGTAGGTTTTTGTTAGTCTCTTCCATGTTGTCAACTTCTGCATTTGTTCGACGAGTTTGTAATGCCGTTGATGCAACATTATCCAAAGGATTTACTTGAGGAATACTTGCACCACCTGGTGATGATGCTCCACCAAGTTTTGCTGATAACACGGGATTTAATCCAGCGGCCTCCAAGTCCGCTACTTCGCGTTGATGCGCCGTGTTTGACATTCTTTCTTGAAAGTTCATTTGAGTTCGAGATATATCTCGATTTGCACTTCCAGTGAACACGTTACCCAGGAGCTGGGCACCCCCTAAAATAAGGGCACCCGTTACTGGATCCGTAAGGTGGCATCGCCACAAAAATTTAGGAATGTATATATTCATCAGAAATGGTCTACCAGTCCAGGTACTGAGTATGTTGGTAATGGACGTGTATGCGTATAGTTAAAATACGAATCGAATATCCATTGTGGATAAGGCTGTTCAACTGCAATCGCTCGATTAGTAGGCGTCGTTGATTCAATAAACTCTGCGCTTAATGTTGGAAGATTTAAAAAATCCTGTGAAAGATGCCAGACATCCAATGACTGGGGAAAGTCTGATCTAAACTGACCTGTGATGAGTGAATTTTTATAACGCATTTCAGCATAACGTTCCTGATATCCGAATGCATCATCGTCGACCGGTGTAGGTGGAACATCACCATTTAACACCAGGTTACCCTGGGAATATATTTCCTTATTTAATACGGCTTGCTCACCCAGGGCTTGAAACTCGGGCCAATAGAAATCGTACCGAGTTGATCTTGACCAGATTCTGTCAAGTCCCTTCTGATAGGTAAGATCGGCACGTACGTTGACATACCCAAGTATGATCGTGTGCTCTGTAAAGCTTTTCGCAAAACCATGATTTCGTAACGTAGCTGTTCCAATTGCAGCGAGATTACCTTGTGGCGTTGTTGTTGCGAGATCAGTGGGGACAGTTGATGCGACGGGGGATACATTAATTGGGGATGAACCTCCGCCCAGATATTCCGGTCTTTGAAGACGGAAATCTGGTGACGTAACTGAAAAGTGTGCTTTGATAATTTCGACATAACGAGTACCGCCTCGCGCATCGCGTTCCAATAATTTTTGTACTTGCCAACCTTGACGAAGTACATTTATGGTTATTGCTGTGGCTGCTGTTAAATTTACTGACAGCCCTGGATCAGACCACTGTACGTCTGAAGCAGTAGTCTGTAATGCATTAAAATTTACCTCTTGAGCTAATGCTTGTGAAGTGAATGGCGTAACACCATCAGGTGTTAAGAATGTTGGTGTGCCTACGATATCAAGCGGCGCTGTTTCGCCTAATGGTATTGTTACTGCATCACCTTTCTGCGGCCATGGTAAAGATGACGTAAAATAGTCATGTCGTTTACCACGTTTCTTTAGAGTATATAATGCCGGATCATCTGGCCCGTCATCTAATTGTACCGGTACACTATCCTGTAGATTTTGATCTCTAAACCATTCATTCCAGACTAATGCATCAGCCCTTAAATATAAGGCTGAATGTTCTATGCCCTCGATTCCTGGTCTTATTCCCATGTGGTCATAAATTGAATCATAATCATAACCAAGTACGGGCGATGTAATCGTAGGTATTAAGAAATCTATTGAATCATCTGGATTTCTTTGTTCGCCCATAAAGTACTTCCAGTTATCCCATACCAGGCGAAAAGGCACAGCGAAAAAGAATGTGTCTATAAACATATTATCCATAATAGGAAATGTTGGAGTTGCCAAACGCATGAACGCTGTCATATTGCATGTGAGTGTATCACCTGGGTAACACTCATCGATTAATATTGGATATAAAAAATCTCCATCAGGTATGGTCATTTTATGGCCGAAATCACGTTTGAATTGTGACCTGGGCATTTTTACTTTCGGTATCTCCGAAAATTGATGGGTCATGTTACTTTTCATTATCGGCTCCATTAGATACTATTGCTGGTTCAAAAAACTCTCTTTCGTTTGATGGTGTTATTTGTTGTTTTTCTTCTATCATCTGTATTGCTATACAAACTGATTCAGGTGTCGCAGTTAATTTGAATTTTGCTGAATCACCATCCCAGGTTCCGAGATAGAACAATGTATAGTCTTCGGGATTTCTATTCCATGGTTGACCTTCTTTATTACACGCGTCTTTAAAATCGCGTAGTGCCATTCCTTTTGTCGGTACACACCAGGGTGGAAGAAATTGTTCGGCTTTTGAGTCATATACTGCGTATAGTTCATGTATCATTATTTTTTCTCCAAATTTCTTTTGAGTTGAGTGAATTGAGCCTTTTTTACGGTTTCTCTAACGTTCAGTTTTTTCTGTGTATTATTCTCCTTATATTTTTCAGCGTCAGTCATACGCTGCTTTTTTATTTGTTCCAGGTTCTTGGTATTTGCATCATATAGCTGATCGTAGTACCTGGTAGGTTTCATTAGTTTACCGCGCATTATAACCTCGTCTAATGGATATACTTCGTCCTGCCATTTTTCTAACCAACCTTTGCCGAGGCCAGATGCGCGGGACATTGTTGAGTATTCCGGGTCTAATATATGTTCCTGGCCATACTCGTCGATTATAGTGTAATGGTCGTGTGAGCGTTCCCCTGTCACTTTCTTCGTAACATACCGTGCGCAATATGCTGCACTCTCGAAAGTGACTAGTCCCACTGAGCAATAACCATGAGTCCATAAGTCGTCTAGTTCTTTGCTTACGTAAGTCACTATTCCTTCTTTCTCTTTCCATAATATCTTATCCTTGAAGTCGTGATTAAATATAATCGCATGATAATGCGGGCGACCCAACGCGTCACCGTATTCTCCACAATGATAGAAGCGAATAGCATGCTTATTTTGAAATGTTTTATAAGCAAGATAATCTCTACTTTTTTTATTCGCATTTTTAAATCTTCGGTACGGGTTGGTTGGTACATATTTTTTCCTCAATCGTTTCATGAAGTCCTGAAAGTGATTTAAGTTTAGACTATGATCGGATGGGAGTTTTTCCTGTTTATAGGTTAATGTTATAAAACAGTTTTCCTGATATAGAGATGCCTCATGTGTCATTCTCATTGCCCATTGTCGTGATCGTTCGAGTTTGCACCCGATACATTGGCCGCATGGCACCTTCAGCGGTTCATTGGTGTCCCCGGATTCTTCCTTGAATACCAGGGGTTTGTTTCCGTTTTTGTTGTATTCCTTTGAACGCCATGCCTTCAGTGGATGATAGCATGGCATAGGTCATAATCTTCCGCCGCCACGTTTCGGGCGGCTGCTGATATTCCTCCTGTGGGTTCGGTTCGCATATTTGCTGAACCGTTTTTTAGATCTACTTTTTGACATTGATTTACGATATTTCATTTTCTACTCCTTACGCCTGGTTAATCGTTTTCCCCGTAATTTATAATAACGGGAATATGCATTGAGACAATCACTATACAACTCTATTACATCCGGATATTTAATAACAAACGGTATTGCTGTATTAGGAAAATACCTAATACTTATTTTGTCACCGTAACATGGGCCTCTATCGACCCAGTCGATTTGCGACCATTCACTCATATAGTAGCTCCTTATTTGTTGTCTTGGACTGACTTGGTGTCAGTCCGCACAGTTACATCAAGTATAGAACTGTGCTGTTTACATGCCCGGATGTTCAATCAGGTGCATGAGTAATGCTAAGCTATTGATTAATATAGCTATTGCTGTTATGAATACCGCTGTCGCTAGTAATTTCATGTTTTTCCGCCTGCTGGAGGTGTTTTGTCTACGTCTTCGACTGCGCCTTTTGACTCCTGCGGGGCGGATGTTTGGCGGCCCTTCC